CCTGTTCTTTTGTGTAGTCCTCTGGTACTTCAACCTCAATTTCGATTGAGTAGTGGACTTGTATGGTTGCCTTCATGTTTGTTCTCCTCAAAACCGGCCCCCTATTCGGGGGCTGGCCTTGGCTTATTTACCCGAAAGCCTCGCCGATGATCAGCAGAACCACGGGGACGAATAGGATGGCCGCGTAGAACAGGCCGCCGTTGATCGCATTGCGATGGCGGAATAGCAGGTCGCCAGCCTCTTGGGTGCTCATGCTACCAAACCGCCCATCATGGCGACGGTGCTCAAACCAAACCACACCACGCTACCTAGGGTTATGATCGCTATTGTCTTCATTTTGTTGCCTCTCTTGTCTCTTGTTTGGCTTGTCTCTTCAGTGCCGGGGTTGCCACCCTATCGGCAGACGGTTGGGGCCTTGCGGCCCCTCCCGTTTCGACTTAGGCCTTGGCTGCGATCTCAGCTTTGGCTTCTGATTTGCGTTTGGCCCGGCGGATTGCGCCACGGAGGACGTTGCCTGCGTTCATACGCTGCATTCCGGGGTTGCGGCCTTCCCAGCGACCCTTGAGGTCCTTGGATTTGGTGGGCTCGCCCAGTTTGGTCATCTGATCGGCTACCAGCTGGAATACCTCATCGATTGTGTGGGCCCGGAGGCTATCTGCTACCTTATCGGCGATGTCGTAGCTATCGCGGCCACTTGCGGTGGAAGCCAATCCCCGGACGTATCTGCTGTGGTTAGGGGTCAGGCGTACTACTGGTGCGTCGTCTTCTGTGGTTTCGATTTTTTTAGTTGCTTTGGTCATTGGTCGATCCTCTCTTGTCTCTGGCCCCGCGTCGGGCGGGGTGTCCGGTGGTGGGGGCCTCCCCCAACCCACAACCCATTATACCATGGGGGCCTCCCCCCGACCATATCCACATAGTATAGTATGGTATATCTACATGGGATAGTATTTGGGGGGTACGGTACAGCACAACCCAGGACAACGGACAATACCCACAAGGAGATATAGACTAGGGGGGTAGGATGGTATCTGGTGGGGGCACGTGGAACACGAACGTGGAACAGGGGGAGGGGACCACACAACCATAAGCATGGATAATGGGGGCATAAGGGGAGCAAATGGACAGGGGGCACGTGGAACACCAACGTGGAACACCCAGCCGGGGACAACGTGGAACAACGACGTGGAACGTATAAGTGGGACTAATGGGGGTATAGGGTATACTAATAGATAGGTATAACTAGTAGTAATGGGTATATAAATAGGACTAATGAGTGGGACGAACGTGAAACAACAACGTGGAACACAACATAAACAACGCTAATACCCCCATAAATTGCAACATAGGTATCTCACGCGGTTCGCCTAACTATTACCACACCACAAATATATTACGACATTTTAAATACCCCCCATTGCAAGGTAAATATACCCTGGTTTTTGGATAGTATATATTGGTATATATGTATATACCCTTTAGATAAGAGCCATTGACAAATATCCATGTGTTATGCTACTTTTAAAAAAATCTATGGGTTTTTATATGCAAGAATTGGCCGTTATTGAAATAGAAGAAAAGAAGCAATTATTCTTGTCCCACCTAGAATCCACGGGCATTGTAAAAAAAGCCCTGGATAAATCCGGATTAGCCTTAAAAACCGCCTACCGCCATCGTAAAAGTGACACCAAGTTCTGTGAGGAGTGGGATATCGCTGTAGATGCGGCCATGGACCTTTTAGAAGGGGAAGCGTATCGTCGAGCTTTTGAAGGGGTCAAGGAACCGGTGTTTAGGAAAAACGGTCAGGTTGGTGAAGTCACAAAATATAGCGACCCTCTTATCATGTTCCTTCTCAAGGGTAATCGGCCCGCGAAGTACCGTGAAAAATTCGATATCACTAAAAAAGTGGAAGTTACCATTAAAGCGGAATCCCTTTCCAGCGATATGTTAGCTGAGATCGCTGCTGGGGGTCAAGTTGGTGAATTGATTGAAGGCGAGGTTGTAGAAGATTGAATATTAGTCAAGCCGAGGCAGCTGCAGAGCTGTTGATACGTCGGGAGGCCACGACCAAATTAGCCCCTTTCATTAAGTATGTCTTCTCGATTGTGGACCCTGGAACGTTATACAAACATAACTGGCATATTGATCTGATCGCGGAGTATTTAGAAGCGGTTACTTACGGCGAAATTAAACGTCTGATTCTAAATATCCCGCCCCGTTCCCTTAAAAGTATTTGCGTTTCTATTGCTTGGACAGCGTGGTTATTGGGCCGCGACCCATCGGAAAAAATCCTTTGTGGGTCTTACGCCCTGGCTTTATCCCAGGATTTATCGGTAGATACCCGTACAGTGATCGAGAGCCCTTGGTACCAGCTACTATTTGAAGACACCCTGCTCTCCGCAGCCCAGAACACTAAATCGAAATTTGAAACCACTAAACAGGGACACCGTATCGCCACTTCAGTAGGCGGTTCGATTACTGGTGAGGGTGGTAACGTTAAAATTCTCGATGATCCAATGGATCCGGAAGGTGCAGCCTCGGATGCAGAGCGCGATCAATCCAACCGGTGGGTATCCCAAACGTGGTCAGGACGTACCAACGACCCCGCAACTGTCAAGGAAGTCGTGGTGATGCAGAGGTTACACACCAATGATACTACTGGTTTTTTGCTTAAGAAGGGTGGTTGGGAGCATGTTAAAATACCTCAAGAAGCAGTAAAGAAGACCATCGTGATATTCCCAAGGACCGGAAAGGAACTTGTGAGGGAGCCGGGAGACCTGCTGCATGCCAATCGGGTAACTCCGGAGGCCAACGAAGCCATCAAAATCGACCTGGGAAGCTATGGATATTCTTCGCAACAGCAGCAGAACCCAGTACCAGTGGGTGGTGGTCGGATTAAAATGGCTTGGTTCGGTCGGTATGACAGAATTATGGAACCGGATATGTACGAAGAGATCGTGCAGAGCTGGGATACCGCTAACAAGGCCAAAGAGATCAATAACCCCTCAGTGTGCCTAACATGGGGCCGTCTGGGGGTTACGTGGTATTTGCTGCAATCCTGGAAACGCCGCGTAGCATTCCCGGACCTTAAGAAAGCAGCCGTGGACCAAGCCGATATATGGAAACCCAATGCGATTATCGTAGAAGATAAAGCATCGGGCCAGCAGTTAATCCAGGAACTATTGGAAGAGACCATGTTACCGGTACTTCCGATAGAGCCCACGGTTGACAAAGCCACCCGGATGGAGACCCAATTGGCATTCGTAGAGGCCGGAAGACTGGCGCTACCTAACCCAGATGTGTTATCATTGCACTGGTTAACTGATTACGAAACCAATTTAATGGAATTTCCGAATCCAGTAGAATGGGATGAGATAGATGCCACCAGTCAATTTATCAAGTGGGTTCGAATTAGTGCCGGTAGTCCAACGGTATTACCCTTCAGTCAGACAGGAACGAGTCATTGGCGATGAATGATAAAGTCAAACCAATTCGTGAAGATGTAGAGAAAGCAACCCCAACCCGGATGCAAGAATTAGGGTCTACGGGCCTTGAGCATTGGTCGGGCCGTATTGATGAAGAGTGGCTACGAGAGCTTAAGGGCGATCGTAAATGGAAAACTATTCGGGAAATGCGGGATAATGACCCAATTATCGGGGCCATCCTATTTGCCGTAGATATGCTGATACGTAATGTAGATTGGCATGTGGAGGCGGCTTCAGATAGCGCTGAAGATCAAGCCGATGCAGAATTCGTAGAAAGCTGCCTAGGTGATATGTCCGAGACATGGGAAAACACGATCAGTGAAATCCTATCCTTTCTCCCGTTCGGTTTCAGCTACCATGAGATTGTTTACAAACGTCGTAAGGGCACCAAGAGTAAATATGATGATGGTAAGATCGGTTGGAAGAAGCTACCGATCCGAGCCCAGAATACCTTGGATCGTTGGGATATAGATCGAAACGGGGAAATCCTAGCCTTTATCCAGGAAGCCACCTCAGATAAGTTTGAACAAATAACAATACCTATCACTAAAGCATTACTATTCCGTACCACCTCTCACAAGAACAATCCTGAAGGACGAAGTGTTTTAAGAAATGCTTATCGCCCGTGGTACTTCAAGAAACGCATTGAAGAAATTGAAGGTATCGGTATTGAGCGTGATTTAGCTGGTCTACCAGTAATCTACGCACCAAACAAGATTATGATGGCGACGTCCAGTGACGAGGATAAGGCCGTTTTTGCTGGCTTACAGGCCATCGTCCGAAACGTGAGGCGCGACGAGCAAGAAGGTATAATCATGCCGGGCGACAGGGACGCTCTGGGTAATCGCCAATATGAGTTAAAACTCCTGGCGACCAGTGGTCAACGTCAGTTCAATACCAATCAGATTATTCAGAGATATGACCAACGTATCGCGATGACCATCCTGGCCGATTTCATCCTACTGGGACATGAAAAAGTAGGGTCATTCTCACTAAGTAGCAATAAACATTCTCACTAAGTAGCAATAAAACCTCACTGTTCGCTACCGCGATCGGCGCATGGTTAGATGAAATCAAGGCAACATTCAACCACCACGCTATACCTAGATTACTTAACGCAAATGGCATCACCCGCAAAGAATATCCCCGTTTAAGCCACAACGACATCGAAGGGCCTGATCTCAAGGATATTGGTAAGTTTATCCAGGATATGACCAAATCCGGATTCAACATAGCCGACGATCCAGAAGTAGAAAATACGTTACGTCGGTATGCCAACCTGCCTGAAAAAACTGAAGAGGCTATCGAGGAAGAAGAGGAAGAACGGAAAAAGAATAAAGAGGCCGCTGATAAATTACGTGAACAGGGCAACGCAGCCCTGGATGATGACGGCAACGTGATCGACGACCAATTGGATGATGACGGTAAGAATAAGCCGAAAGACGAGCTTGAGGAGAAAGAAGATGCCGTTTAATAGCATTACCGATTTACCTGCTTCAGTAAGAGGCGTCCTACCCGACAGCGCCCAGAAGCAGTTCTTATCTGTTGTTAATTCCCAGCTTGAGGCGGGACTTAGCGAGGAACGGGCTTTCGCATCTGCTTGGGGAGCCCTGAAGCGAAATGGGTGGTCGAAAGGTCCGGAAGATGAGAAATGGCGCAAAGTCTCCAAATCTGCTATAATTATAGATAAGGATAGCACTGACGACATTATAGCTGAAATAATGGGGTTGGATGCAGTTACTAAAGAATTACATAATAGTAGCGACGGAAGTTTATGCGACTTTTGTGAAAACCCAGCAGTAAAGGCCATGTTATGGGCCGGGGGATCACAGCACCTATTCGTTTGCTCAGGGCACATTGAAACTGGGA